GGGAACAAGAACTTTAACGCGCAAATCTGGTTGAAGAGCGTGGCGTCGCGGTTCAGAGAAGATTACACGGACAAGCAGGTGACCGAATTGAGCGGCCCAAATGGAACGCCGCTTCAGGTTCAATCGCAGGTGATTGACGCGCGTAAGTTGGATCAGGAGCAACGCGACGCGCTGCGGGCAATTATTCATGCCGCCAAAGAGGAAAAGAAAACATGAGCGATATGAATACAAAGTGCCGCCAGGACGCCGAGCGTATATATGAAACAGTCATGAATACGCTGGACGTAATTTCGGATAGCATTGATCCCGGCGAGGAGCAGATGAAGGTTCTCGCCTGCGTGGTCTCTCACATTTTGTGTTCGAACTTTCCCTCGGAGACAGACGCGCTGGTGGCGTTTAACGTTTTCACCGGATGCGTTGCGGACGCCGTCACCAAGGCGCGCAATTCTCATTATACAATGTGGGTCGGGCATGACGACACGGCGCACTGAAGCTGAATATGCTTGACATCCCGAGCATAGATCTTGCCCGGCAAGAGTTCGAGCTCGACCGGGCCGACGCCGAAGAAAGCCTCGCCGAGTTCATCCGTCAGGCGTGGAGCGTTCTTGAGCCCGGGCAGCCATACATCCACGGTTGGCACATTGACTTCATCTGCGAGCACCTCGAAGCCATCACCGACGGCGTAGAGTTCAATGACGGCACGCATTACAACCGGCTACTGATCAACGTGCCGCCCGGCACAATGAAGTCTCTCACTGTTGGCGTGTTCTGGCCGGCGTGGGAGTGGGGCCCGCGCAACATGCCGCACATGCGATATGTCTGCGCCTCCCACAGTCAAAGCCTCGCCATCCGCGACAGCATGAAGATGCGGCGCCTGATCATGTCCGAGTGGTATCAGGAACGGTGGGGCGACCGCGTGAAGCTGGTTGGCGACCAGAACGCCAAGACTAAATTCGAAACCACCGCCACCGGCTTCCGCGAGGCCGTCGCCGCCGGATCTATTACCGGCGCCCGTGGCGATAGGGTCATCATCGACGACCCGCATAGTGTTGAGGGCGCCGCGTCAGATCAGATGCGCGCTTCGACTATTGAATGGTTCCTCGAAGCCGTCCCGACGCGCCTCAATAACCCAAAGTCGAGCGCCATCGTCACGGTAATGCAAAGGCTCCACCATGAAGATGTCTCAGGAATTATTCTTGATCGCGACTTGGGCTACGATCACATTTGCCTCCCTATGCTTTACGATCCGGCAGCCGCGAAGGAAACGTTGCTTGGCTTCAAGGATCCGCGAACGGCGGACGGCGAACTTCTTTTCCCGGAGCGCTTCCCTGAAGAAGTGGTAGATCGCGACCGCCGCGTGATGGGCGAATACGCCTTCGCCGGCCAGATGCAGCAGACCCCGACGCCTCGCGGCGGCGGCGTCATCAAGCGGTCGTGGTGGCAGCGCTACTCGCGCGAAAGCTACCCGCCGTTTGATTTCATCATCGCCTCGCTCGACACCGCCTACACGACGAAGCAGGAAAACGACCCGTCGGCGATGACCGTGTGGGGCGTGTGGACGGGCGGCGACATGAAGGCGCAGATCACGCGGGCGCTTACGGTCGATGGCTCGCCGACAATGATGGCCCGCACCTACTCGCCCGAGCACCCGAAGGTCATGATGATCTACGCGTGGCAGGAGCGGCTTGAACTGCACGAGCTCGTCAACCGCGTGCGCGAGACCATGCAGGACTACGGCGTCGACAAGCTGCTGATCGAAAACAAGGCCGCTGGCCACAGCGTTGCGCAAGAGATCAGGCGCGTTTATGGTTCCGATGATTTTGGCGTTCAGCTGATCGATCCCAAGGGGCAAGACAAGTTAGCGCGTCTCTACAGTGTTCAGCACTTGTTTGAAGAGGGGCTGATCTACGCGCCAGACCGGTCATGGGCGGATATGGTCATCACGCAAGCCGAACAGTTCCCCAAGGCGGCGCATGACGATCTTGTCGACACGGTTAGCATGGCGCTGCGCCATCTTCGAGAGCTCGGGCTGCTTGTGCGCGGGGCGGAATTTACCGCAGAGCTCAATGATAGTATGCTGCATCGCGGCTCTGCGGAGGATCCGCTCTATCCAGTATAGTAGGAAATTCAAGATGATATTAGCAAGTGCTATTGTTGACTCGCTCGAAGAGCCGCCGCCTCATGGCAAGGGCCTTGGGCGGTTTCGCGTTGAATGTTGGGGAAAATCCCCGCACGATTATGTTAGAGTATACGAAATAAGGGCAAAAAATCAGGATGCTGCAGCGCGAGAAGGATTGGATAATTTTGTTAACGACATAGAGGCCTTGTTAAAGAAGGGGGAATTGGAGCAGCCGTGACTTTTTATGTTTATGAGCATTGGAGGTTGGACACAGACACTTGCTTTTATGTTGGCAAGGGTAGCGGCTCGCGGGCTTATCAGCGGAAAAGCAGAAATATTCATTGGTGGAATATTGTAAACAAAATTGAAAGGATGGGCTCTGGGTATGAAGTAAGGCTTGTCGCCACCGGATTGTCAGAAGATCAGGCTTTTCTATTGGAAGGAGAAAGAATTGCATTGTCAAGTCGGGAGGGGGCAAAACAAAACAGGCGCGAAATGTCAGAGCGCATGACTGGGGAGAAAAATCCTTTTTATGGAAAAACACATTCCGACGAAGTGAAAAGCAAACTTTCCAGTCTTTTTAAGGGGAAACCAAGAACGGACTGCAAACCGCTGACGGATGATCAAAAACATGCTATTTCATTAACTCTGAGCGCCAAAGGTATTAAGCCGCCATCGCGTAAAGGTATTTCGCCAAGTTTAGAGACAAGGCAGAAGCAGGCCAACTCTTTGAGGGCTTATTGGGCTGCCAGAAAGGCAAAGGATAAATGTCTATGACCCCCGGGCTCAACCCTAATCTCCGTCTCCCGCAGGATGAGCCGGAAGCGGGGCTCGCCCCGGCGGAAGACGTCATCGTCGAGATATCCGAAGGCGACCCCAAAGTCGCCACCGACGATCACGGCAACATCATGCGCATCGAGCACGACGACGGCTCGGTCAGCCTGTCGCTCGACGGCAAGCCTATCGAAGAGGCGTCGGTCGCAGAGCGGGCGCAAGAGTGGTTCGCCAATCTGGTCGACGACATCGACGCCGGCACGCTCGGCCTTGTCGCCGACGACTTGTTGCGCGGCGTGCGCGACGACCTAGAAAGCCGGCAGGATTGGATCGAGGACCGGGCGCAGGGCATCAAGCTGCTCGGCCTCAAGGTTGAGATCCCCGGCCTGCAGGGCGCCGCCGACGGCGCTCCGGTCGAGGGCATGAGCCGGGTTCGCCACCCGCTGCTGCTCGAAGCTGTCCTCCGCTTTCAAGCCAATTCGCGCAGCGAGATGCTGCCGACCGACGGGCCGGTGAAGGTCCGCGTCGACAGTGTCGGCTCGACCATCCAGACAGACTTCCTCGCCGACGCGCTGGAGAAAGACTTCAATGCCTACCTCACCGCCGTCGCCAAAGAATACTATCCTGATACTGACCGGATGCTGTTTATGCTGGGTTTCGGCGGGACCGCATTCAAGAAGGTTTACTTCTGCCCCCTGCGCGGTCGCCCGGTCAGCGAAACGGTGGATGCGGACGACCTCATCGTCAACAATTCCGCGACGACCCTTCAGGACGCCAAGCGCATAACGCATCGCGTCTACGCCAAGGCGTCGACCGTGCGTCGCCTTCAGATCCTCGGCGTCTACCGGGACATCGACCTGTCGACGCCGATGTTTGAGGCGCATGACGCCGTGCAGCGTGAGAAGGCGGACCAGCAGGGCGTCTCGGTTGAGGCGCGCAACCCGGAAGACCGCGAGCGCGAGATCTATGAGATCTACTGCGAGCTCGACATTCCCGGCTTTGAGCACAAATACAAGGGCCAGATTACCGGCCTCGAAATCCCGTATCGCGTCACCATTGACGTGTCATCCCGGGAAATCCTGTCAATAGTCCGCAACTACGACGAGCCGACCGGCGACGAGGGCGACGTGCTCCCTGAGGCGCGGCAGAACTTCGTCAAATACACTTTCGTCCCCGGCATGGGGTTCTACGACATCGGCCTGCTGCACATCCTCGGCAACACGACGAACGCCGTCACCGCCGCGTGGCGCGAGATGCTCGACGCCGGCATGTATGCGAACTTCCCCGGCTTCCTCATGGCCGACACAGGCGCCCGGCAGAACACAAACATCTTCCGCGTGCCGCCCGGCGGCGGGGCGCTAGTGAAGACCGGCGGCTTGCCAATCAATCAGGCGATCATGCCGCTCCCCTACAAGGAGCCGGGCAGCGCGATGATGACGCTCGTTAGCAACATGGTCGAGACCGGGCAGCGCGTTGGCGGAACCGCTGAGCTTGCCGTTGGCGAGGGGCGGCAGGACGCGCCGGTTGGCACGACCATCGCGCTGATTGATCAGGCGACCAAGGTTATGAACGCCGTCCACAAGCGCATGCACGCGTCGCAGTCTGA